GCCAAATTGCTGGCCACGCTGATGTACGACGAGGCCGACACAACGGACGCAGCCTGGATGGCCGCGGCACGCTGAGCGGCCGGCGTCTTGCCGTAGAAACCCAGATTGCCGGTCGCTGAGGGCTGAACGGCAATGGGTTGGCCCGAGCGGCCGACGTTCAGGGTTTCGGAGGTGTTGCCATCGCCGATCTGTTCGCCGTCACCGATCTTCGGTGCTTGAAGACTTGCTGCAGACATGATGTGATCCTTTCAGGTGCGGGCGTCAGGCGCCACCCTTCCACAGGCCAAGGCCGGTGAGGGTATCGTTGACTTCGGCGGCCCAAGCCGCCAGGTTGGAACCGACCGTGATGTACGACGAAGCGGACACCACAGACGCGGCTTGAACAGCCGCTGCGCGTTGCGTGACGGGCGTCATGCCATAGAACCCGATGGTGCCGCCAGCGCTGGCAGACTTGCCCAGCGTGGCAGCATCGAGGTCTTGGTCTTCATACGCCACGCCGATAGGACGGGTGTATGACATGGTTCACCCCCAGAGCCGAGCGGCCATTTGCGGACGGATCACGCCGTAGCCGTACAGCACATCAATACGACACGGCATGCGGTCGTTGTTGATGTCGTACTGGCGCACGATTCGCATGCTGATGCCGTTGTGGACCTTGCGCGAGGCCATGTCCACGCCTTGCGGCAGCAGCAGGTCAGCGGTGGCGAACGTGATGGCGTCCTTGTGGTAGATCAGGTTCTGCGGGTACTGCGTAGAAGCAGAGCCAAGGAACGTGACCGTCTTGCCGGACACCGGGAACGAGTCCACCGTGGCCAGCGCTTGACCCGACGTGTAGATCGCCGGGCTCACGCTGACGGTGTACGCGCCACCCGTGGCCGTCGCATCCGCCGTCGCCACGAACTGCTGCAGCGAGCCGGTGGACTCGCGGGTCTGCGGGTTCACCGCAAAGCAGTCAGCGATGGTAAAGACGTCGCCCTTCTTGATGACCTGCGTGCCCGTGCCGGTGATCGCGATCGTGGTCGCACCCTGCGACGACACGGTGGTCGTCACGGTGTGCGCACCAGTGCGCGAGCCAGTCGTGTGCTGCTTGATCGACTGCGACATGTTGATCTCTTCAAACCCGAGGATGCCCTCGCCCATCATGCCGTTCTTGAACTGGCGGCTGATGGTGGAGGTCGGGTTGAACAGGCCCTTCATGCCTTCGACCAGATTCGCGTTCGCCGCCGGGTTGACGGTGACGTAGCGCGGGCTGGGCAGCGCGGCAGCTTCGTTCAGCTTCTGGTTGCCTTGCAGCAGCACCAGCGAGGTGGCGGGCGTCGTGCCAGGCGTACCCACCGACTGGTAGATGTTCTGGAACGAGTTGGCCACGTCGGCGTCGATGCTGGCCGCCAGTTGGCTGACGCGGGGCTTCAGGATGCGATCCGCGAAGTCGTCCAGGCTCAGGGCCATTTCGGCAGACGTAAAGTTCACGCCGATGTGCTTCTGGCTGGCAACGGTCAGCGTGGTGTACTGCTCGTTGACTTCTTGGACGCCCAGGGCAGCGCCGTCAGTGACCAGAGCGCGGTCCGGCAGGCGGATGCGCAGCGTGTCGCCGATCTTGGCGCCCTCGACGGCAAAGCTGCTGTCGTACTGGCGGTTGACGTTGCGGGTGAGGACAAGATTGTTCTCAAGGATTTCCAGTGCCTTGAGAGTGATCATGTCAATGGTCAGCAGATTCTGAGCCATGACTTACTCCTTTCGGGTTTCAACGATTGCGGGCTTCCATTTGCCTGATTTGCCGCGCACGATCAGCAGCAATCCACTCCGACGCACTCATTTGCTTTGCAGCACGCGGGTCCGTCGTGTCGAGTGTGGTTGATGCAGAACGTGCGCTCACAGGCGAAATAGGCGTTGGGGCAGAAGTGGTTCTTTTGACTGGCGGGGCCGAAGCGATTTTTGCTTCCAGCCTGCCAATCTCCTTGGCCTGCGCAATTGCAGGTAGGCGGGCGATTCGCTCGGCCTCCTTGGGGTTGGTCCCCAAGTAGTAGGCCACATCCGGCCCCATGTCCGAAGCCTGGATGGTCTGCGCCATGATTGGCGTGATTGCCAGCTTGGGGTTGTACACGACGTCTTCGTAGTCGTCGTATTTATCCCTAGCCGTTTCCTCACGGTCACGGTGAGACTCCAGCACTTGCGTCTGCTGCTGATGGGCCTCTCGCTGCTGAACCAGTTCCGCGGCCCGTTTTTCCGCCAGCGCGTGAGCGTAGGCTTCAACGGACTCAAACTGATCTGCAGGCGGGATTTCCCTCGGCACAGGCGCCGCGGCGGGGGCTGCGGGCTGCTGTAGCTTTCGTTCCCACTTACGTTGCTCTTTCGCAAGCCGCTTAGCGACTAGCGCATCAACTTCCTCCTGAGAGAAAGTCTTCGCCGGCTGTTCATTCTGCGCAGACTCCGAGGTCGCCGTCACCTCGGGTGCGGTCACGGGCACGTCGGCTTGTGCCGGCGCTTCCGTTACGAGCGGTTGGTTCTCGTCCATGTGATTCCGAAGAATCCCCGGTCAGCCTGGCCGGTAAGGTTTGGCAAACTATAGCACACCGTTTTCGGCAGCGCGGGCTTCTACTTCCATCGGTGCGTTTTCATACCCGTAACGAACGATTTGCCACAGGTATGTCGCGTAAAACATGACCGCGCCCATGCGTATCCACTGCCGCCAGTGCTGCCGTTCATGCGCGACAAGACGGCGGTCAGAAATGGCTGCCGGCAGGATGTAAATCCCGAACGGCGGCAACGCCACGCCCGCAAAGCCGGTGCGCTTGAGCACCCAGCCAATCAGGCCGCGCGCGGGCTTGGGGTGCATGTCAGTCCGTAAGGCCCGCAGGCTCGGCGGGCTTGAGTTGCGCTTCGCCTTGTTGCTTCAAGCGCATCCAGAGGTCTACCGTGGCCTCCAGCGGCAGCTTGCCCAGGCCCGCCATGATGAGGTTCACATCGTTGACGGACAGGTCGGTGAGGGTGATCTTGGTGTCAGGGTTCATGGGCGGTCACTTCTTGGTGGCGGGTTTGACGGCGGGGGCGGGAGCCACGGTCCACGGCAGCGGCGGCTGGATGACGGGCGGGTTCTTCTGGTCGGCAATCTGTTGCGCCACGTTGGCCTCGGTCGCCTCCTTGGGCACGCCAGAAGTCCAGCACCAGCTCAGCACTTGATCCTGCGTCAGATCGGCGTAGGGCGTGTAGGTGCCGTCAGCCTCGGCGGCTTGCGTGAACGAGCAGGTGCCGTAGACGGAAGCGCTGTATGCGCCGTCAGTGCCGTTGCAGCGCCAGCCACACTGGATGACGTATTCCGGCGGCGTTGCCGTGGTGGGGGTGGTTTTGAGCCAGTCGATGGTCCAGATGGGGGTCATGATGGTTTCCTTTCAGGTGATTAGTTCAGATCAACCCATGCGCCAGCAGCATACAGGCGCAGTTTGTTGGTGCCGGAGTTGTAGTACACGTCGCCGTTTTCAGCGCCTGCGGGGTCTGCGGCAAGGGGGACGTAGCGGAGTTGCCCGGTGGATTTGATGCGGAGGCGTTCAACTACCGCTGCGGCTGCGGTTTGTGTTGCAAAGGCTAAGTACCCTGCATAATTTCCGCTGGTGCCGTTTTCTTTTCGGCCAGAAATGTAAGCAAAAGGTGCTTCATCGCCACCAATTTGACCTCCAAGGCCGATTGAGCCGCCAATATCCGCAGCTTGAGCATTTGTGGTGCTGACGTGAAAATTTGCGTCGGAAGATGTTTGCGTAAAGTTCGCGGCTTTAACAACCAACTTCCCGTTTCGGTATGAGCTTGTTGCTCCCACCAGCAAACTTCCACTCGCATCCAATGTAAGCGCCTGAGTAAAGCTGATGGCATTGCCTGCGGTACCGGATGGGGCGGTGTACCAGCGGTGTTGCCCATTCTCTAAGTCATAACGTGTTGCGCCGTAACTGCCGCCCGACCAAACATACTTCCAGCCAGCGTTGTAGTAAGCGTTATTGGCAATCGCGGTGGCGTTATCTGCGCCCGTGTTGCACAACGAGCCTTCAATAGAACTGCCCGCACTTTTGACGGTAAACGCTATTGCGTTACCCCCCCAAGCACTCGGCGTCGCCCCCAAGCCGAGGTTGCCGGAGGTGTCGAGGACGGCGTAAGTAGTGCCGGTTCCGTTATTCGCACCAAGCCACAATTTCCCGCCAGTAGACGCGGTCATACCAAAATCAGTTGCTCCGGCGGCGCCAACTACCCCTGCCGCGTTACCAATGTAGCCAACGTCTGCTCCGTTGTATTGCCAAGCGCTATAGGAATTCTGCGCGGTAGCTGAACCAAAAATTGTTGCTTTACCAGTCGCAAGAACTTGCAACTTCGCCCCCGGCGAACTCGTCCCAATCCCCAGACCTGTGGGAGTTAGACGCATCAATTCAACAGCGCCGTTTATGTCGGCAAATACCAATTCATGGGTACTGCCAGCCATGTTGATGTTGTAAACACCACTACCGGGAACAAATCGCAAAGCATTGCTATTGGCAGCGTTTGACATTTGAACGCCACTGTCGCCACGTTGGTCAAGCGAGAAAGAAGGAGAACTCGTCCCAATCCCCAAACTCGTCCCATCAAACGTCAACCCACTCCCCGACGAAACCACCTTGCTGCCGTTGAGGAACAGCACGCCGTTGGCGGTGCCCAGCGGCATTTCCACGGCACGCGGAAAGGTGTAGGTGTCGCTGGCACCGGGAGCGCGAAGCTGCGGGGTGGCGGTGTCAAGGGCAATTACTTCAAAAGCGGCCATGATGAACCTCAGACGTTGTATGCGGAGCCCGCGCTGTTTAGCACGGTGTACGAGACTTGATACGCGGTGCCGTCGCTACTACTGGCCTGCAGCGGCACAATGACAGTGTTGCTGGCGGCATCTTCTACCGGCAGCAAATCAATGAGATTGTAGGCCGTGCCGCCGCTGGACAGCACCGTTGTTGGCACAACATACGATGTGCCGTCACTGCTCAAAACCGTCAGCGGCAGCGGAATGGCGTACTCGTTTCCCAGCGAATCGGCAACCTCAATAAAGCTGCTCGGCGGGGGTGGCGGCAGGGCGCCGCCAAAGCCTGCCGCAGACCCCAGCCCAATGGGCAGCCCGTTGCGGATAGGAACGCCGAAGAACGGCATGGCAGCCCCGTTACTGGATGTTGATCGGCTTGGCGTACACAGCGCCGCCAGAAGCCACCTGAATTGCACTTACTCGCCACACCGAGCCGGTGCCCTGCGGCACGGCAAACGGAATCGGCGTGTTGGGCGGAATCGGAGTGTCCGCGGTGGTGGCCGTCACGCCTTCGCCCACGCGAATGTACGCCGCAGTCGTAGACCACACCACCACGCCTTGCGGGCCAGCATTCCAGCCAGTGGTGTTGCCGGCGGTGCCGCTGTACGAAGCGGTCTGAGCGCCAAACTGGGCGTCGTCAAGCGGATTGAGCAGTTCCATGATGTGTCCTTACGCAAGAAATTTGAGCTTGTAGAGCGTGGACAAATACTGCCCCACGATCTCGTCGATGATGTTCTGCAGCGGCGTGTCGGTCTTGTCGCACACGTCGTAGCGCATTTCTTCCAGCGTTTTCAGCGAGTCCTCAAGGAACTCCAGCACGCTGTTGGTTTTGGTGGCAGACTGCAGTGTGATCGGGCCGATCAAGCCATGCCGGCCTTGGTACGCCTCGGCAAACTTGTCCGCCAGGTCAATGATGCCGTCGTAGAACTCGTTTAGCGCCACATGCTTGGCATACGAGCGCGTGTTCAGGTGCGCCGAGTGCGTGACGTCACGCGCAAGGAACAGGTGGCCGATAAACACTTCGCACGTCATACCGGGACTCCTTCGGGCTGCGCCATCGGCGCGCCAAGCATACCGCCCTGCATGGCCGGCGTAGGCGGCATGAACTGACGCTGCGCCGCGGCCAGACTGCCGACATCGGCAACATCACGCAGGGTCTGGATGATCAACTCTTGAATCTGCTCGGGCCGCATGCCGGCCTGCATGACGCTGATGCGCTTGGTCTCGGCATCGTATTCCTTGATCTTCAGCTCCTGCGCTTCCATCGATTGATTGACGCGCTGCAACATCTGCATCATGCCCTGCAGTTCCTGCGTCAAAACCTGAATCTGTTGGTTTGCGGCCTGCAGCGCCGG